GTTTAAAAAAACTGGGTCATGAGTGTGCGACAGGGGGGTAAAATCTGAAAATCTTCATTTTGTACAGTGTACAAGAAAAAAGCGTGATATTCTGTAGACGTGAAGATTGGAAAATATCTTCTAGAACAAACAAGGTAGTTCTTGGATTGTTTCATTATTCGTGCCCGTTGAAAAAGACCTGTGGAAACACGGGTCTTTTTCATATCACTGCATTCAAAGTATTTACTGTTCATTTTTGTCGTCCTTTAAAATCTGTTAACTGTAGTGATTGTCAAATCTTTGAATGTAGCGATATGAAAAAATATTATGGTTCAGAAGCAACAAAAACAGGTGCTAGAAATTATGCTAGAAAATTTTACTCAAGTAAGGCTTGGGAAAATAAAAGCAAAGCATATAGAAAGGCACATCCACTTTGCGAAAGGTGTTTGAAAAAAGGTATCTATACCAGGTCGACTTGTGTACATCACAAAGTACACATTAACCAGGACAACTATAGAGATATACACATTCTATTTGGCGATTCTAATTTGGAAGCGTTATGTGACTTATGTCATGCTGAAGAACATTCCAAACGCAAACCATCTTTTGAATTTGATGAAAACGGAATGCTTATAGGATGTGGAAGGGAGGATGATGAATGCAAAAAGGAGCATGGAAAAAAAGAATCAATTCACAACTAGAGAATTTAGGCACATTTTCTCCTGAATATTCGGTTGCGGTTGATTCACTTGCGGATGCCTTGGCCCAATATGATTCAACAATGAAGCAATGGAGAGATTCAAGTAAAGCAAATGGCTATAAATCATTACAGATGGTTGTTGAATATACGAACAAGGGAGGTGCAACGAATTTATCACGCTCGCCATACTACATTATTACCGTTCAATTACGTGATCAGATCATGAAGTACTGCAAAGAACTTGGCTTGTCACCTACTTCACTTTCAAAAACAACAGAAGTATCCGGTAAAAAAGGTGATGAATTGGATGAGTTCATGAGCAGGTTTAAATGAAATATCTAGATATTTATAAAGAACGTATTAAATCGGGAGAAGATGTAGTTGGTAAGTGGATAAAACTTAATCTTCAATATGTTGAAAGAGGATTAGCAAATGGAGATTTCTTCTATGATGAGAAAAAAGCAGAAATGCATATAGCGTTTATTGAAACGTTTTGTCATCACGTAGAAGGAAAAACGACAAAAGTGAAGCTTGAGCCTTGGCAAAAATATTATATTGCGTGCATATTCGGACTTGTCGATAAGGATGGAAAAAGACAGTTTCGTGAAATACCTACGGTCATGGGCCGAAAACAAGGAAAATCATTTCTTTGTGCAGGTATTGAACTTGATGTTGGATTCACGTCTGATGAAGCAGGTATGCAGATATACAATATAGCGCCAAAGTTAAAACAAGCACAGATCATTTACAATGTTCTGTATCAAATGATGGAACACTCTAAAGCGTTAAGCCAAAGAGTAAAAAAACGTAGAACAGATATCTACATGAAACAGAACAACTGTAGATGGGAGCCAATTGCCTTTGCATCTAAAAAATCAGATGGATTCAACCCATATTTGACAATATTTGATGAGTTTGCAGCCTGGGAAGGTGAAGCAGGTATGAAAATGTACAACGTTATGTTGTCGGCAGGTGGTGCAAGACCTGATCCACTTTATATTCCTGTAAGTACCGCAAACTATATTGATGAAGGATTATATGATGAACTGTTTGTTCGTGGGACATCTGTTTTACTTGGTACGTCTGATGAAAAACAAATGTTGCCATTCTTTTACATGATTGATGATATTCAAAAATGGGATGATCCTATTGAATTAAGAAAAGCAATGCCAAACCTTGGGATATCGGTTTCTTATGAATATTTGCAGAATGAAATTTTAAAGGCACATAGCTCACCGACATATAAGGCGGAATTCATAACAAAATATGCGAATATCAAACAGAATTCAACGGAAGCATTATTTAGTGCAGAAGATATTAACAAAGTTAAAGGTGAAGAACTTAGATTTGAAGATTTTGCACATACATATGCAGTTGGTGGAATTGACTTGTCACAAACAACCGATTTAACAGCCGCATCTGTAGTTATACGAATTCAAGACCATGACTACATATTTACTCATTTTTGGCTACCAACGTTAAAAATCAAGGAGCTAGAGGAAAGAGACAAAATACCATACACAAGATTTATTCAATTAGGATATTTAAGTCCAAGTGGAGAAAACTTTGTACGGTATGAAGATGTTACGGAATGGTTTGAAATGCTACGCAAGAAATACAAGATTTATTGTGTGGTCGTTGGATATGACCGTTATTCGGCTCAGTATCTTGTGGATGATATGAAGAAATATGGATACAAGATGGATGATGTTATTCAGGGTACTAATCTTACACCGGTTATTAATGAATTTACAGGATATGTAAGAGACGGATTTGTTCATACAGGAACGAATGGACTTTTACAAGCACATATGTCTAGTGTTGCATTAAAGAAAGTTGCTGAGGACAATCGTGTCCGCATGATTAAAACTGATCCAAGAAAACATATTGATGGGTATGCATCTGTTATTGATGCATATACAGTAAGACAAAAATGGTGGGATACATTTAAATACCGCCTTGAAAACAAGAAAAGGAAGGTGAATTAGTGGCTAAAAGCAGAAGAAAAAGATTTGGTTTGCTAGGTAGTCTATTAGGACTAAATAAGCCAGCACCTAAACAAAATCAATTACACTCAATGTTTGCAAGCTTAGGTGGATATTCACCAGTGTATACATCCTACGATGGTGGAATATATGAGATTGGACTTTGCAGAGCATGTATCAATCGAATTGCTACATCATGTGGAAAGGCTTCGCCTGAACTGACAAATAAAGACTACAAAGGCAAGATATATAACTATTTGGTTAAGAAAAAGCCAAATCCTTATATGACAGCTAGTCAATTTTACAAAAGATTGGCAACCATATACTTTGCAGAAAACAATGCTTTCATTATTCCAATTGAAGATGAATATGGAATGATAAAGGGATTATGGCCTGCTGTTCCGAGTCAGTGTCAGTTAAAAGAAATCAATGGTGAAGTTTATATTTATTTTAATTTCATCTATGGCGAAGAAAAATTGATTGAATACAGTAAGGTAGGACATCTAAGGCAAATGCAGTATAAAGATGATTACTTTGGTGATGTTAATGATGCATTTGATACAACAGCTAAATTGATGCTTGCTCAGGAAGAAGGAGCAATCAATGCGATTAAGTCGAGTTCAATTGTTCGATTCTTGGCTAGAATTTCAACACCGATTGATGATGATGAGGATTACAAAGAACAACAGAACATGATCTTAAGAAATAACCTGAACAAAAATGAAACAGGTGTATTCCTTATTGATAATCGTTTTGATGAAGTAAAACCGATTGAAAGTAAACCATTATTAGTGGATGCCAAGCAGAAGCAAGCAATTGAAAATAGTGTATACAGCTATTTTGGAATTAGTGAAGCTATTTTACAAAATAAATATAAACCTGATGAATGGAATGCATTTTATGAATCAATTATCGAACCATTCTTTATTGAAGTTGGAGAAGTGTTGAGTGGAATGTTATATTCCGTAAATCAGATTATGAATGGTAGTGAAATCATTCTTACAAGTGATCGTTTACAGTATGATTCGACACAAACAAAATTAAATGTTGCGACTCAAATGTTTGATAGAGGAATGATTGATACGAATGGGGCATTAAATATTATGAACAAAGCGCCTTTACCAGATGATGAAGGTAAGAAACGTTTTATTCGAGGTGAATACATCCAGGTAACTAAATCAAATCAAGGAGGAATTAGTTACAATGGCGAAACCGAACCACAGCAAAATCCAAATGCGATCAATTCCGTTTCAAATGAACCCGGTGACGGAAAACAAACGGATTGATACTCAATACTATGTTGAAGGATATGCTACAACATTTGAACCTTATGTTCTTTATCGAGATTATCAAGGTAATGATGTATATGAGTTGATTGAGCGTTCAAGTTTGGAAAACGCTGATATGAGTGATATCATCTTCCAATTTGATCATGGAGGAATGGTATATGCACGTACAAGCAATGGTTCACTTATTGTTGAGGTAGATGAACACGGATTGTTTGTTGCAGCAGATTTAGGAAGAACAGAAGCTGCAAAACGTTTGTACGACAGTATTCAGGCAGGAATGGTTACTCAGATGTCATGGCGATACATGGTAGATGAGGAATCATATGATAGAGATAAAAAGATGTGGACAACACGTAAAGTATCAAAAATTTATGATGTTTCGGCAGTGTCGATTCCTGCAAATGATCAAACGTCCATTGAAGCAAGGGCAAAGTCTTTAATGGATGAAGAACGGGATAAAAAAGAAAATGAAAAGAAACGAGAAAGACTGAGTTTGTTGTTGCAGATTAAGGAGGCTATTAATTAATGTTTACAGAGCAACAACTAGCAGCATTCAATGCAATGAATCACGAACAGATTCAAAAAAGATTTAAAGAAATTCAAGAGGAAGTCAATAGAAACGATCCTAATACAAACTTGGAAATGTTACAGGCGGAATTTGATATCTTACAAAAGCGTGACAAAGAATTAAAAGACCAGGTTGCACAACGTAATGCGTTCTTAGACACTATGGCAAAATCAATTGAAGATGAAACTGAAACTTTTGTTACACAACAGGAACAAGCGCGTAGCAAAGCATATCCAACAATGCCTAAAGGATTGTCAGAACGTAAAAAAGGAATGGAAGACGATATGGAGTATCGTAGTGCATTCATGGAATTCGTTCAAAAAGGAAAACAGTCAGAAATCTTAAGACAACGTAGTGCAGAAGCAGGCGTAGCAGCTGATCTAGGTATTTTAATTCCTGAAACAATTGTTCAGAAAGTAATGACTGAATTAAGTAAATCACGTGGTTATTTATACAATGCAGTATTACATACAAATTTACCTGGTGGTGTTAAATATCCTATCGGTACATTTAAGGCTACATTCAAACGTATCACAGAAACAACAGTATCTGATCGTCAAAAAGCCGGTTCTGTTACAGGCTCTGTACAATTTGGATATTTGATTGGTGAAATTCGTTTAGCACGTACATTACTACAAACTGTATTGACTGTAAATGCATTCGAAACTAAATTAGCAGAAGTTATCGTAGAAGCTTATTTGGAAGCTATGGATCGTGAAATTTTAACAGGTGAATCTGCAAATAATGAATGTGAAGGTATCTTAACAGAAGCTAATAAATCAGGTGGACGTATTAAAACAGATCACATTATTGAATTTACGGAAGCAGAATTGAAAGATTGGAAATCATGGCAAACAAAATTCTTTGCGAAGATTCCATTGTCAATGCGTAAATTAAAACCAGAGTTTGTTATGACTCCTGCAACATATGAAGCAAACATTAAAACATTGGCCGACGATAATAATCGTCCTGTTTATGCAGAAACATATAATCCTATTGATGGTGCAGAACGTGCTACATTCGCAGCTAGAACTGTTAATTTCGTTGAAAATGATACGTTTAAAGATTTTAATGAAGCCCAAACCGGTGAATATTTCGGAATGTATTGGGTAGGAAAAGAAGCCTATGCGATCAATTCAAACATGCAGTTTGGTGTGAAAAAATACTGGGATTACGAAAAGAATGAGGAAGTAACTCAGGCATTAGTTATCAATGATGGTAAAGTATTAGATCCTCAATATATCTTCTTATTAAAAAAAAAAGTAGCTTAAGCAATGGAGATGTTACAACAGATGAAAGTCAAACAGTAACAGAATCATTAACTGAGGATGAACCTGTTGTAACTGATGAAGAACCTATTGTATTAGATGATGAGCCTAAGAAAACCACTCGAAAAAGCGGTACGAAGAAAGCTTAGGTGATAGGCAATGGCATTCAATATTTCTGAAAGCCTTCTAGAACGTGTTAGAACTGCTGCTACAAGAGCTAAATCACATGTTTATGATGATGAAATCAAAACATATATCAATGCATGTTTATACGATTTGGATAGATTAAATATCTTATTTGATGAGGATGATTTAGAGGATGAAATCGTAGTAGCGGTAATAACATATGTAAAGTCAAAATTTGGTACAACGGATGCTTCATATAAAGAATCAATGGCCAAAACATATGAGGATTTACGTCAGATTCTTATGACAGATAAATCCCATAAGAAGGTGACATAGTATGGCATATGAATATACTCGTGAGAATAATCTTTATTATGATGTGGCATATCTAATTGAAAAAGAAAGATATGTTGATGAAGATGGTGTGGAACATGTTAACGAAACTGAAAAGGAAGTATTTTGCCGAGTTGGTGGAATTTATTCAAAAGAATTTAATGAAGCCTACCAGGCAGGCATACAGTTAGCGTATAAGCTTGTTATTCCAAGCATTGATTACAATGATGAAACGACAGTGAAATACAACGACAAAAAGTATGCGGTTTATCGTACGTTCCCATCCGGAGATACGATTGAACTATATGTTCAACAGGATGCTGGAGAATGGAAACAGTAAGAAAACAGATCGTAGCTAAATTCACTGAACTTTTAGGTGAAGGACAATTTGTATATGGTAGTTTCAAATCAAAGCCACATACTCCCTATGGGAATTATGCATTGGATTATACAAATAATTATATTGCAGACAATATGACGTATTGTAAGATTGGAATTTACATATATAGATTAGTGACTGATCAAAAAGATTTTGAATTAGAAGCTAAAATCGAAAACATGTTTGATGAATTAGAAATACCATACCAAACCATCACAGATGAAGATATAACAACTCAAAAAGTACACTGTACAGAATGGACGGTGACATTAGTTGGCCGTCAATGATGTATATTGCGATATGTCGCAGCTTGGGCCTGAAATCAGAAAGATTATTCAAGAATATAAAGAACATTCTTTGGCACAGATTGACAAGGCTGTAGAAGAAACAACAAAAGATTCTAAAGACATTATTAAAGCTAAAGCTAGAGTAGATGATAGAAACACACGCAGAAGAGGAAAATATAAAAGATCCATAACATATAAGATAGAACGTGAATTGGCTCATACACGCGGTGTTATTTATGCGAGTGGTCATGAATACTCTTTAACTCATTTACTAGAAAACGGACATAATTTATGGAATTCTCCTAAACGTACTCGTGCATTTCAGCACTGGAAAGATGGAGAAACAAACGCAATCAAGGAACTGCCAAGTTTAATCGAAAAATATTTGAAAGGATAAAACTATGGCAGATAAAAACAAAGTACGATTTGGTCTAAAAAATGTACATGTATGTTCTATTGCAGAAGACACAGGAACAATTACATATGGTACGCCTACTGCGTGGAAAGGTGCTAAATCATTAACATTAGATCCAGAAGGAGATACAAATACATATTATGCAGATAACACTGCGTATTTTACAACGAACACAAACAATGGATATTCAGGAAGTTTGGAAATGTCTGAAATTCCTGAAGAAATCGAAAAAATGATTTTTAATACAGTAACAACAGAAGAAGGTAACTTAGCAGAAGATGCAAACGTATTGCCTAATAATGTTGCGTTAATGTTCCAATTTGAAGGCGATGTAAGTGCTACAAAACATATCTTCTATAAGGTTGTATTTGCTCGACCAAATGTAGAAGGCGAAACAAAAGAAGAAAGTACTGATCCTACTACTACATCAATGGATATTACAGCTATTCCTGTAGAAAAAGATGATCATCAATGGGTGAAGGCAAAATGTCGTAAGGGTGATACAAATTACGAAGGATTCTTTACAAAAGCTCCAACGTTACCTACTCCAAAAGTTGGTGAAATGAGCTACGAAGAAGGTACACCGGTAGTTGCACAAAGTGATAGCAAGGAAGTGAGTACATTATAAGAGGGGCATCCCCTCTTTGTGAGGTTATATGGAACAGACATTAAATATTGATGGTAAAAAATATAATTTATTGTATAAAGGTAAAACGGCTAGCATTTACAGAGATTGTTTCAACAGAGATTTGTTAGTGGATATTCAGGAAGTACAAATTAAATTTGGTGAAGCTATTGAAAAAAATGTGCGTGAAGGAAATCCAAATCGAGATCCTTATTTCACTTTATTACAAGCAAACGGATCTTTATTTTTTGAAAGGTTAGTTTGGTCATGCATCAAGACATACGACACATATCATGGAAAAGAAACAAAACCATTCCAGGATTTTGTGGATGAAATTGAAGGTTATGAAACCTATGTAATGAGCGGAGTTGTCATTCTAGAACAAATTATCAACGCAAATAAAGCAACAGTACAAAATGAATCAGATGAAGTGATTACAGATGATAAAAAAAAAGAAGTGTAAGCTACACTGATTTAGTGTTAGGTGGATTAAATTTAGGATTAAAAATAGATGAAATAGAGGATATGGGCATAGGAAGATTGTTTGATTTGATTATTGCACGTGGAAATATGCAGTCCAAAGCGAATAATTCAAAAAATAAAATTCGTATTCGTAAAGCAGTCCAAAGCGACTTTGACAGATTTTAGGAGGTACTAAAATTGTCAGGTTATAGTCAAGTAAGAGGTATCTCCGTAAAAATTGATGGAGATACTACAGGCTTTCAAAAAGCGATTAATAAAATAAAGTCCGAAACAGCAGGATTAGACAAAACAATGTCGAATCTGAAATCTTCTATGAAATTCAACGAAGGAGATTTTCAGTCATTTGCGACTTATCAGAACTTGTTACAAGATAAAATCAAAAGCACAACTAAGCAATTAGATTTGTATAACAAGAAACTGATGAATTATCCAAAAACACAAAAGCAGTGGTCAGATGCAGTTGCTTCTGCATCTAAGTCTATTGATAATTACACTCATACATTTAATTCTTTGAATAAAGAATATACAAACAACAACAAACAAATCAATGCATGGAAAGAAGCGATTGCGAATGGTACGCGTTCGGCAGAACAAGGCGAAAACGCTATCCAAAGATTAGTTTCACGAAATGTCACTTTAAAAGAAGCAATGAATGATTGTACTTCAGGCATTGCTGAACAGAAAAAAGCATTGGTTGATTTAGGCAGTACGTATGAAGATTCTCAACGTACATATCTAGGTTTAAAAGCAGGTGCTTTAGGACTAAAAAATGAATTGGCGGGTATGTCAAAATCATTTATTTCAACGAATGAAACCTTGTTAAGACTGTATGATACGTTAGGAAAAGTAAGCTCAAAAGCAGAACAGTTTGCGAATGCAGTAAAACCATTGTCTATGTTATCTTTTGCAGGTATTGCAGCCGCTACTAAGACATCTATTGAATTTGAAGATGCATGGACTGGTGTTACAAAAACAGTAAATGCAACCCCTCAACAGTTTGAAAAAATCAATGCTGGATTAAAAGATCTTGCTCAAAATACATCAAGTACATATCAAGATATTGCCCATTTTGCAGAGCTTGCAGGACAGATGGGTATCCCTACAGATTCAATTGTCGGATTTACTAAGACGATTACGCAATTAGGAGATACTACAAATCTTGTTGGTGAAGAAGCGGCACAAAGTATTGCCAAATTTTCAAACGTAATGGTTTCACAGTCTAAAAAGACGAACACATATTATTCTCGTTTAGGTTCTACAATCGTAGACTTGGGAAATAAGTTCTCTACAACCGAAGCAGATATTATGAATATGGCTACTAGACTAGGTGTTGCAGGTAAAATGGTAGGCTTTAACTCTAACCAAGTATTAGGATTATCAACCGCATTATCTTCACTAGGTATTGAAGCAGCTGCGGGTGGAAGTTCTGTTTCTAAAATGTTAAAGAAAATTGATTTAGCAGTTTCTACAGGAGATAAAAATCTATCAAAGTTTGCAGAAGTATCAGGTATGACTTCTCAACAATTCCAAAAGGCTTGGGGAGAAGATGCAGCAGGAACATTCTTAAAGTTTGTTCAAGGTATCGGAAAGTCAGCGGACGTAACAAAGACTCTTAATGATTTAGGAATTACTGAAGTTAGACAAGCACAGGCAATGGGGGCTTTGGCCCAGAGTTCAGATGTATTGGCTAGTGCATTAAATGTTTCTAAAAATGCATGGAATGACAATACGGCAATGGCAAACGAAGCGGAAAAGCGTTATGCAACGTTGAAATCTCAATTATCTCAAACGTGGGAAGCTATTAAGCAAGCTGGTAATGAATTAGGTCAGGCATTTACACCTACTTTAACGGATCTATTAAAGATAGTAAAAAAAGCAGCTAATGCATTCTCTGATTTAGATGAAGGAACGCAGCAGACAATCGCAAAGATGTTATTATTGACGGCGGCCGCTTATCCAACCGCTAAAGGTGTAAGTAAAGTTGCTGGTGCAACACAAGGTGCTATTAAATTCTTTACTAAAGCTCATCCTAGCTTGCAAAAAGTAGCAGATGGATTTGGAGATGCTGCAAAAGCAGGAGATTTGGCAAATACTTCTATCATTTCGTTAGGAAAAGGTTTTGTGTTAACACATCCAGCAATCACTGCTGTTACAGTTGCACTTGGTGCTTTTGCAGGTGCTGTTGTTTGGGCGGATAAAACGCGCAAGGAAGCGATGGAAACCGCAAATAAAGAGCTTGCATATAAAGATACAGATTATGCAGTCACATTAAAAGTTATTGATAGTTATGAAAAGTATGCGAAGTCAATGTCTAAAGTTAAGACAAGCATGGGTGAAATTGTAACTCAGTATACGCAAAACAACAAAACCGCAAGTCATTTGATGAAAACAATTGAAGATCTTAACGCAAAAGAATCTTTAAATGCTACACAAAAGACTATGCTTGCAGAAGCGGTTAGGGAGTTAAATCAACTTTATCCTGATTTGGGAGTAGAAATTGATGAGAATACTGGAAAACTGAATCTTAATAAAGATGCACATTATGAAAGTATTGAAGCAATCAAGGAAAGAATTACTCAGATTCAAGAAGAAGCAAAACAAGAAGCACTTGCAAGTATCGCAAAGAAAAATGCTGCTTCTCAATTGAAAGCAGAATTAAAGAATGCAGAACTAACAGAAAGCATAAAGAGCACAACAGAAGCATTTAAAAAATTAAATGCAGAGTATATTGCCGGTCATATATCAATGCAAGATTACATGAATCAATCAAGTGCATTAAAAGATACTATTACAACTTTATGCACTGATTTAGCGGATTCTTATACAAAATTGCACGAAACACAGACTCAGTCTATATTGCAGTCTAATTATTTAGAAACACAGTCGTTTGAGCAGATGGGAACAACCATGATGGCTCAATTGACTGACATTGCAGCACAGGCCGCTCAAGCAGGTATTCGTATTCCAATTGGCATTCAGGAAGGTATTACAAATGGAACTGCAAATGCTGTAGAAGCTGCAAATTACATGGCTAGTTTGATGAATTTTCAACAACTTGTAGATAAAGCCGGTATGATTGGTGGGTCAATACCAATGGATGTTGCTAATGGTATCTTACAAAATTGTGGAAGTATTACCGAAGCTACTAACGCAATGAATAAAATGATCACATTGGCGCAAGCTATTCAAACTGCCGGAATGGAAGGTCAACAAATTCCTGATGGTGTAGCTGAAAAGGTTGTAAACGGACAGATGACAGTCGGTGAAGCAGTGACAGAAATGATGGCAAGAACCGACCCTAATATGAAGGAAGCTGGAGAAAAACTGAAAAAAGATGCTGATGACAGTATTACCGGTATTGCGGATGCATTTGCGAATGATGGAACTACATCGGCCGCTGTTGGAAAAATGGGCGATAAAATGGATAAAACATTCCAACCGTATATGGACAACATGGTTACGAGTTCAGCTAAAGCTTATGCTGATATTAAATCAAATATCGATAAAGCTCAAAAATACGCGGACGATCACCCTATCACTGTTACACAAACAACTATTAAAAGGACAAGAGTTGTTGAAGGTGATAATGATCAAAAATATTTTCCACAATCTTTGTTTAATGCGGATAAACCTGTAGTCGACACGGATATTATGCCAATGAGTGCAGATGCAATCGCTACATATTCTGATATCAGTCCGTATGCATCTGTTGCGAATGCTACAACAGCTATTATGGGTGGAACTACATCACGAAGCATTGAGAATACGGGTAACATAAATTTGAGTGCAATAACAAAAAGATTGGATCAAATGATTAATGCGATTGGAAATTGTGATCTAACAATCAATCTACAACCAATGCAATTGGATGGGAATGTTGTTACAGATACTGTACAAGAAATCATTTCTATTCGAGATATGTTGAAATCATGGGGAAATGGAGGTTCATAGAATGTATCATTTTAGATTTACACCTGAAAATAAATTGCGATTCACACAAAATATTATGGATTTATTAAAGGTCAGTGAACGTCCTGTTATTCCTATGGCGGAGGAAATTGTAGAAACATCTACACTTGGTGACGGTACAACATCGTATCGTCATACAGGTGTATATCAAGATCGGAAAATTCCTATTAAATGTAATTTTGTTTTAAAAAGTAAGAAAGAATATCTAGATCATATTTATAAAATTCAACAATATTTTAATGGAAACAAAGGAATATTAGAGTTAACTAGTGATGACCAGGAGCATTATTGGAAAGTAAAAAACGTAACGTTCGATATTGATTCAAGAGATTTTGGACGAGGGAGTGAATTTACAATCACATTTATTTGTGAACCTTACAGATACTTAAGTAAGTATTCAAGACCATACGAAATTGTAAGTGGTAAAAAGGTAGAGCTTGTCAATTATTATGAAGTTGCATATCCAATCTATCGTTTATATAACACATCAATGAATGCAACAAATATCATAATCAATTGCAATGGAAATAGTTTTAAAATCGCAAAGCCATTTAATGGCACATCTGACATCTCATACGTTGAAATCAATACAGAAAATTCTTATATGAAAACACATTATTCAAATGGTACGTATAAGTATGACACATTGAAAACTAGTGGATCGTTTGACGGACTTAAATTTAATTATGGATCAAACAATGTATTGATTACAACAGATATTGGTGCTATTCGTGCAGAAATTATACGTAATTATAGGGAGAAATAAAGATGATTCATTTATTCTTTTCTAGAAAAAAAACAACATATGTACAAATGAAAGAACGTAATGGAGATGTGATTCTACGACATTGTATAAGTGCTAAGGCAGTGTTTGAAAGAAATTCTGTTTGGTACGTAGAAATAGAATTTCCAAAAAGTGATTTGATGGGTATGAAAATTAGTGATGAATCTGTATTTAAAGTAGATATAAACTTTGAAGAACCACAACTATATAGAATTGTATATCCAAAATACAATAAACAAAATGATACATATACTTGTTACGCAACGCATGTATTCTTTGATTCTCAAAAAGAAGTCTTTGTATTTGATGATCGTACTATGAGTGGTACGTGGGAAGATGCGATACACACTGCAAATGATATTATCACAAATTCTCATTCTAATTATCCTTATAAAATCTATGGTCGTAGAAAATATGTGAACTATAAAAATATATATGCAGAGGATGGAAAAATCGTTTATATCAGTAATTTTCAAAGTAATGGATATTGTTTAGATGTTCCAAACGCAAGTGAAGATGAATCTATACAGTTACAGATGCATCAAAAAAATAGGACATCCGCACAGACTTTCATGTTAAAAAAAGTTGGATCAGATAAATATGGAGATATATATGGAATTTTATCTTTATGTTCATGCAGATGGTTGAAACTAGATGCAAAAAAAGTTGTGCTAGGCAGGTTATCTGAAGGTCCATATGGTGGTGATGAGTACTGGAGGTTCATCTACAATAGAGATAGTTATGAAATTGCACCATATGGAAAAGAAGATTATAGAATTTATCCTAGTTCAACAAGCATTGATGGAAACCAAAATAAAATTATCATTGCAGATAAAAGTTTAGGAAATGCTTGTAAATGGATGATTGAAGATGTGGATTCCACACAAACGGCATATTGGGTTCGATATAATCTCATTCAATGCTTGTTTGGTACGGAAGAAAATTCCATGATGAACAGATGGCCTGAATGTGAGGACAGCCGATTTGTTGCGATGTTCGATAATTATGACTGCTATTTTGGGAATTCAGATTATTATGCTTCCAATTTGAAACCAAATAACTTCTTTATAAGTAATAAAGAAATGTCTGAATACACAAAAAAGAAGTCGATGGAAAATGTTGTAACAGGAATTATTCCAAAAGCATACAACGGGCGAATTCTACCAAACAACGAAATCGTTAAATCGAGCAATTGGTATACAGATGAGATTCATAGAATTGATGTGAAAGAATATCCTAATATCAAGTTAATGGAAGACGATTCAGAAGCAAAGAAAACAACGTTGGGTGTATTTAGCAATGAAGCAAACTTAAGAAACTATCTTAGAATACAGGCAAAAAAATCTTTGGAGAAAGAACTGCAAGAACCGAAAACAGAAACGTCTATTAAATTTGAAGAATTATTTTCATCCAATGTGCCTGGTGCACAGACATTGAAATTAAATGATTCAATTTATGTAGAAACTGAGTTTGGTAAAAGGGAAAGGTTTTATTTAAATAAATTGACCTATAACTTGATTACGGAACGACCTGAAGATTTAGATCTTGTATTAGAAAGTGAGGTATAACATGGCAATTGTATATAGTCATTTAACTGTAAGTCTTACAAAAGAAAATCCTAATTTAACACTTGAAATGCTTCAAGGAGACACAGGAAGAGGTCTTATTGTATTTGCTAGTGATGATGTTATTGTGGATGAGTCATCAGAGCCTGATCCATCATTAACGGCTACGTTGTGGATTGAAAAGCCTAGTGGATTGAACGTAAGTGTTGATGCGACTAGTGTTACACGATTTGAAAACTCGAATGCATATGAAATTACATTCTCAGACACAGAAACATTTGCGAATATTCTAGCTGAGGCAGGCGTTGTGAATGCTGAAATCGTATTGAGTTCAGATAATACATTTGTAACTACATTCTCATTCAAGATTAAAGTTGTAAAAAATTTTGCACTAGATAGTGGTATTGATTCAACAGAAGAATTTAAAAGTCTTTTAGATGCGATTGCAAAGGCAAAAACAACTATTAAGGCATTGGAAGGCTATCAAAAACAATTGGATAATCAGTTAAAACTTACTGTAAATGTTCGTAGTGGCACTACAGATCCTACTGTACAGGCTACTGATAAAGCTGGAGATATTTATATCAAATATGAGGGTTAGTGTATGACTGTTATTGCAACTTTACCATATAATAAAAATTTAATACTTACATTTGAATCTTATAATGAGAAATACGAAGGATCCTATCCTAATTTAAGATTTAAAGCTGATGTATGGTTTAAATTTACTGGAAACTTCAAAATTCAAGCAACCAACGTTGTTAAACTTGGAGGACTTTCAAAAACTATTTCAAGGTGGGATACAAGCTATATAACAGATTCAGGATGGTATTATCTAGGACAAATTAATGAGCCAATGTATTGCAATAGACAACGGTCTTTTGAATGGAATGCAAGTTGTCAGGGCTGGCCTAATCTATCAGGAAAAGCAAAATTGACTACACCTTTGATTGAATTGCCGTCATATGATGCATGGATATCAGATGTAGGAAACAATAACATTTCCGTTTTTGGAAAATTAAAAACAAATCCATATAACTTATATACATTGTGTTTATATTCTGATAATGACGGAGGATTTGTAAGTAATAATTTAAATGGAAATTATTCATTTACAGGTCTTACTCAAAACACGGAATATGAATTTAATATAGAACTATTTATGGCAGATTGCAGTGGAAATAGATTAGCACAAACTGTATTAAGAGCCACTACACTAGAAAATTATGCAGCTGTATATGTAACATATGTGGATTTTGAAGTTATCAAAGGTAGTGGAAATACAGATGATGTAAAATTCACGGTACACACATCGGATGATAAGCATGTTAAATCTGTTACATATAAGGATGGAACAAGTCAAAATACAGTTAACTCTAGATTATTTACGCTATCTTCTATTCCAAAGAATACAGAAAAAACAATTCAGGTATTTATAACAGATTCATTAGATAGAACATCTTCATGGGTTAATGTTAAATTCAATACAACGTTTACTTATATGGAAGTATGGCAGTTTGATGGTTCAAGATGGAATCGCGGGTATTCATTGGCAGTTACACAGAATGGAAGCAACTATCAGTTATGCAGATTATTTGTTTTTGATGGATTGGAATGGAAAAAAGCAATTTTGTATAAATAGAAAGGAGCGTATATGGAAATAAAAAATAAACAAATCACAATAAATAAAGGAGATACGATTATCACTGATGTTTCTTTTAATTTTAAAAGTGGCAATACGTTTATACCCGGAAATAATGATAAGGTTCAATTTGTAATTATGAAACATTCAAACGTTATAGAGTGTGTAGATATCAAAGAGGATTTGAAAATTAAATGTCCCTCAGATGATCTTGTGGAAGGAATATATACGTGGATGATCACTGTAGAAACAAATGGAATTCATGATACACCACTTTCAGGAACTTTAGTAGTAAGGAGTATATAAAATGGCAAAGTTAAATGCAACCCTTAGTTTTGACCTAGATACATATGCAGGTGTAGATAACGAGACACTTGTTATTGATGCACGTACTCGTGAGATTTACATTCCTGATCCTGAAAATGTATTTGGTGTTCAATATGATAAGGACTCTAAATATGTAAAATTTAAAGTTGTGAATGAAGTATCAGAAGTATTTAAGATGGAAGATGCTTTGATTCGTATAAATTACAGAGACTCAAAAGGAATTATCGGATCGTCTTTAGCTGTAGATAAGGTTACTGATTATGATAAATGTGAATTCTCCTGGATTGTTCCGAACAACGCATTGAAGAATAAAGGTGATCTCTATTTTGTTGTTAGTGCAGTTGTTGTAGATGAGGATGGAATTATTCAAAAAAGATGGTCTACTACATTATCAAGAGTTGTTACTCCTGAAAGTATATATTCAAAATCTGCTTCATTAGATCAAAATGAACGAGATGAAATTGCAATGTTGCTTTTACTTGTATCTGAAAAGTGTAACCAAGCAATAGAAGATATAGGAGAAGCACGTGATACAGGGGTAACAACAATTACAAATATAAAAGATTCAGGGATTGAAGAATTAAATGATTTGATTTCCAAGTACGGTATACGCTTTGAGGATTTAAATGTTTTAAAATCTAGAATAGATCAATTATTCGATTCAGGAAATTTACCAGGTTCGAATACAGAGGTTACAGATATACGCATTGGTTATGATGGAAAAACATATTCAACAGCAGGTAACGCGGTAAGAATCCAGATTTCGAATATCATGGAAATGATACTTGATAATAATTTTTACACTCCACTATTAATTGATAGAGATTTTGAATTAATAGATGAAGAAAACAACACATTACAAGCAGATTGGAAATATAAAGTTGATGGTAATCAAGACTTAAATTGTGACAATGGCAACATGGGAGATTCAGGCGACATTGCGTATGAATTAGAGAGCCTGAGAAATCAAATAAAGTTTGAATTAAAACAAATTAAAGCAGAAACAAGTGGGCTAAAGGAAGACTTAGTCTTTAATCAAAAGGAAGATGCGAAAACTAAACGTAGTTTATCGGCGTTGTGGGATTTAAATAAAGGAATTTCATATCGTTTCGAAACAGATTCAGAAAAAGCATATAAAAAGCAAATCCCAAGTGGTGCTAAGTTGGCTTCTATTAATAAAGTTGGTGGGCAAATTATCAAACAAGATGATGCCTTGATTGTTGCCGGAGTAAACGATGTTGATATCATTGGAAAGAATATATTTGAAAGCAAAGGATTCTCATGTAGTGGTATTCAAAATGCTAATAAATTAAGTTTGGACAATGTAACAGGAACGTCAATAAACTCAACTTCTCCGTCAAATAAAGTGACGGTTACACAATCAAAGGTTGGACAGGTAGACAATATCACAAGTTATTATAACGGATATTTCTGTTTAGCTATTAAACCATTTATTTTAAATAAAGAATCTGTATTTTCATTCGATGTAATTCCATCAAATAAATTGATTTCCAATCCTAAAATCATCATTATACTTAATGGGAATAATTCAATCAATGTTGGATATACTCAAGATTTACAAATAGGCAAAAGATGTAAATTGTATTTCAATTTAGAAGCAAATAGTAAAGAATTGAGGTACATTGAAATCAGAAATAGTGGCATAAGCGGAATATTTGAGAATTTCCAAATCGAAGAAGGGTCGATTAATACAGATTTTTCTCCATATGCGAAAAAAAGTTACAAAATTCCACAATCAATCCAAAATATAGATGGATATGGATGGAGTGCAGGAACGGCTTATAATTACGTTGACTTTGAAAATAAGAAATATTACAAGTGCATTGGTAGATATGTAGTGACAGGTGATGAAATATTTCAAACTAATCAAATGTATATTGGAGATAATTCGTCCAATGCTTATATTCTTATGGATATTGGACAGAAAAAGTCAGCTGATACAAAACTTATTAGTAATAAATTGCAATATTTAAATCAGTGTTGGAGTATAGACAGTGCTTATGACGCAATGTGTTTTTATGAAACTCAGATACACATAAGAATCTTAAATAGCAGTTTAGGAATCACTAAAGGAACGTCACTATCTGAAATCAAAAACGCTATGAAAAAATATTGTAAGAGTTTATATGAAAGCGGTAATCCGATAATCATTTATTATGAACTTGCAGAAGAAGAAATTATTGACATATCAGATATTATCGGCGATACATTCCAAGAGTCTTTTGAAGTTGAAAATGGTGGCTCATTAACTTTTAAAAATACAAATGGAGATGGATACCAAATTGCAGTACCAAGTGATATCCAGTATGTAGTATCGTTGAGCGAGGTGAACTCATAATGACAGAAGCACAAATTAAAATGATGGAAAAGCTAGGCTTATCAAAAGAGGATTTCGTGCCTATCGACAAAGAGGAATTACTTGAAGAAGCGTATTTAAAAGCCGAATATAATTCGATTCTAATCGAACAATTAATGGAGGGATAAAGATGATTTATAGATTGATGAAAAAGAAGATTCAAAGAGAAGGCTTGACGGAGGAAAATAAAAACCTATTAGATGTGTATTTATTAGGTAATCGCATCACACAATCTCAGTACGAAGAATTAATGTTAATCAACAATCTTTATTAAAATAAAGTCAAGGAGGAATAATAAATGGCAGGAAAACAATTACCAGAATTAGATGAATTATCTAGTTTTACCGAAACAAGTTTATTACCCGTTCACAACGGAATGGGACTTAAAAAAGGTACGTTAGCGCAATTGGCAAATTATTTAGGGACGAAATTTAGCAACCCAAACTTATTGATCAATCCGAATTTCAAAATCAACATAAGAGGGAAAAACACTTACACGAATGGGTATTCAGTCGATAGATGGAAAGTTTATAATGTAATTTTAGACGCTTCAACATTGGTGCTTTCAAATCCTAACAGTGCAAGTGGAACTTTTTTACAGTCTTTAGAGAATAAACCTACAGGAACATTCACAGTGACATTAAATGTTACAAGTGTCACAGGAACGGTTAAATTTGGATGGAAAGATGGAGATGCATACAAGACTGGAGATACAATTTCAAACGGTATAAACAAATACACTTTCAACGCTTCATCATTGACATGGGTAGGCATTGATGTTGCGAGCGGTGCTTCAGTTCAATTAAACTACATGAAACTAGAAGAATGTTCAGTGTCAACAAACTACGTAGAGCCAAATGGAAGCGAAGAATATGTAAAATGCTTGTGGTATGACAGAGTAATTACTGGATTAAGACATGGATATTTTTCAAATAATAAGATTTATTTAAGTATTCCGGAATGTGCATCTATGAGAACAAGTAAACCAACACCTGCAGATGTTAATTTGACGGGGTGGATTTATATCGGAAACAGTATGATTACTGTAAATAAATCTGATATCACTGCTGTTACAGTAGATAAATATAAAGAATTAGTATTAACGCCTACGTCTGCGTTAGCACAAACTTTGGCAAGCAAAAACTATAAGAATATTTCTTATGTAATTGATACTAGTGCACAAGTTAGATTAGATGCAGAAATTTATTAGGTGATGTTTCTATGAGTGGAGAATATCTTAGCGTTATTATTTCTGCATGCATGCTTGTAATTGCATTTATTACTTATAACCGTGGCACACGAAAGATGGATGGAGAGCAGATATCCAATATGGCGTTTTTGAAGAATGAATTAGAACATATTAAATCGGATTTAAGTGATATAAAGGATTCAATTTCAGAAATTAAAAAAGGAAGCAATTCAATGGAAGTGGAGCTTTCTCAAATAAAAGAACAAATAACTACTTTGTTTAAACGTGTAGAAGCGTTGGAGGATCGTAATAAAAATGGATATTAAAGATGCAAACAAGAAACTTCAAAACGTAGAAGAAAAAGTAGATAACATTTATGGTTTTTGCTCAAAATTAATTGATAGAAACTATAAAACAAGTAGAACGATTATTACGGTTTTAATCCTAGTAATTATTGTTCTTTATTCTACTATTGTTTGTCGTGGTTATTGGAAAGATGATCATATGAATAATTGTTCTTGCGAAGCTAATTCAAACCAACGAATTTAATTAAGGCGGTGGTTTATATTAACAAAGCTAACAGATTAAAAGAGATACGTCCTAATGATGCATTAATACTTATCAAATCTGTTGGATTAAGAAAGAAATATGAGCAGGTTTTGATTATGAGATACGTGTATGATATGTCATGTACCGAAATTGCAGATGCATTACATATGGAAGTACAAAGCATAAGGAACAGAGTATGTAAAGCAAGAAAAATGTTCGATAAATACGTGAGCAATCTATAATGATTGCTCATTTTATTTTGGGTATTTTATGGGTATTATTCGAGTATTAAGTTATTTATTGTGTAACCATATAATTAAAGCGTAAAGAGGTGGTTAAAATGTATAACAATTATAATCCAGCACAAGCACGAATCGAAAGTTTGATACAGCAAAGACAAATGATAGATCAACAAATTCAGCAAGTACAACAGTATGCAAATATTCCACCTATCAATATTAATAATCAGATTACGCCACAACAACAAGGCAATTTTGATTTTAATGGAAAATGGGTGAATGACGAACAGGAAGCTAGAAACTTTGCGAATGCAAATTTACCAACGATTTTATTTGATAACAATAAATCTATTTTTTATATGAAATCTTTAGATGGAACATTTAAAAAATTTAAATTTGAAGAAATCACGGAAGATACTTCTAACAGTATTGAAAATCGTGTGGACGGAATTGAAAGGAAATTAGATGAATTAATAGGTGCATTAAGCAAACCACCAAAACAAGCTAATGAGCAAGCAAAGAAAGGAGCACAAACAAAATGAATCCTTTAAAAAGTATTATGGGAAATATGAATCCAATGAATATGATGAATATGGGAAATCCACAACAAATGTTAATGAATATGCTATCACAGAAAAATCCACAAGCATTTCAACAATTTCAAATGCTTATGAACAGTGGTAAAAATCCACAAATGATTTTAAATCAGATGATGGGTGATTTAAATCCACAACAAAAGCAACAACTGCAACAAATTGCAAAACAGTTTGGAATCAGGTAACAACGGTTAAACCGTTATTATAAAAAGAAAGGAGAAAATATATGATGGAAAATGGAATGGGAATTCAACCAACTTACAACTTAGCTGAAAGAAATGACGGCTTTGGAAACGGAGGAGGTTGGTGGATTTGGATCTTGCTAATCTTCGTGTTATTTGGATATGGAGGATATGGCAACGGAAACCTAACAAATGATTCTTTATTAAATGAAGAATTTATCAAACGAGACATTTTTAACACAAACACAAATGTATCTCAAACAGGTTGTCAAACTCAACGTGATGTATTAGAAAGTCGCTATACTAATCAGTTAGGACTTCAAAACTTGCAAGCTCAGCAACAAGAATGTTGCTGCAACACACAACGTGCTATTGATAATGTAAATGCTCAAAGTTTCAAAAATACTTGTGACATTACAACAGCAATTCATTCAGAAGGTGAAGCAACACGTGCGTTGATCAATGCAAACACTATGCAAGAATTACGTGATCGTTTGGCTGATCGTGACCGTGATTTATTGACTGCAAACTTCCAATTAAGTCAACAGGCACAATCAGCAAATATCATTAATACTTTGCAACCAACACCAAAACCAGCTTACATTACATGTTCACCATATTACGCTTATAACAACGGATGTGGATGTAATGGCTACAACAACTTATAATCTAGCACATATGTGATTAGGCAATTGCCTTTGGATTTAATGGGATAGTCGAAAGGCTATCCCTATTTTAATAGGAGGATAAAAGAAATGATTAATAGTATTGCTACGGCTGTTCAGACAGTCAATAATTCAAATAATGTATTGTTTCCTACAGATCGTGTAAGAAGTAAATCTTGCCAGTGTCCATGTAAAGGATGGTTGGCCCACGACCTAGGGAGTGGGTTGTTCACACTAACAAAGCCAGGTATCTATGAAGTAACTTATACTGCGGATATTACGAGTGCAGCGGCAGGACAAGCTTCTTTAGTGCTTGAACAAAACGGAGAAGCAATTGGTGGAACACAATCTATTTATACTGTTGCAACTGCAAGTGCGTATGGAAATGTAAGTGGAGATACTCTAATTCAAGTTCCATGTGGTGCATCTTATACAATTGCATTAGCAAATGACAGTGGTTTAGACTTATCTGTTCAAAACGCAAATATCATCATTAAAAAGATTGCGTAGGTGAAAAATATGCATAAAGCAATGGAAGTTAATGAGAAGATAATGCATGAGTCAGTAAACATGTTAGAGAAATACGGATATGCAGAATCTTATTTTCATGCATTGTCCCAGGCTTTGGATAATATTAAAGACATTGAAACCATAGAAGCAATGAGAAATAAATATCAAATTGAGATAGGAAAAGATGGAGTTTCAACCGTAGCTCGATTAAAAGAAGATAATGATGGATATAATATTCACGATCCAGAAACAGAAGATATTGTTTATAAGCTTGCAGAACATTTGAAAAAATATAAAGCGTTCAAAGAAGAATATAAGCGCACAAAAGGTGAGATGGATTTGGAAAAGTCTCATCGTGAATTAGATAAGACTATGAAATGTATGCAACAAATCCTAACTATGATTCATGAATGCGTTGATTCAGATGAAGAAAAAACTATGATTAAGACACATATACGAGATATGTTTAATATGTATCAATAAGGCCGTTAAATACGGTCTTTTATTTTGTACAGTGTACAAACGATTTAAATACTATCATTAAGATAGGAGGTATTTTTAAATGAAAAAATATAGTAAAGAATGGTGGATTCAATATGGCTATTATGCAAGTATCAGAGCATTAAAGACAATTGCTCAAACTGCTGTTGGTGTTATTGGGGCATCTGCATTATTGGAAGCCGTTGATTGGCGAGTTGTAATTTCGTCTGCAGTTTTGTCAGGTATTGTTTCGTTATTGACTAGTATTGGTGGATTACCTGAAATCAATGTTCCGGAGGAAGAATAAATGAATTATAATGATTTTAAACAAAAAGTAATTGGAAAAGCCTATGATATTGATGGCTACTATGGAGCTCAATGCTGGGATGGAACTATGAAGTATATGATTGATTTAGGATATAAGGCTATCCATTGTACAACAAGTGGATATGTAAAAGATATTTGGAACAATCGAAAAACAAATGGTATTTTAAATTATTGTAACGAAGTTACAGTAATGCAACCCGGAGATATCGCAGTTTTTAGAGAAGTTGCAGGATGGACTCCATACTCGCATATCGCAATCTTTGATTCAGATATTGATGGTCGATATGGTTGGTTCTTAGGTCAGAATCAAGGTGGAAAAAATGGAGCGTTCACATTATGTAAATTGCCTTATAGCGCTACATTTGATACGGCTTTTAGACCTAAATGTTTCGCAACTGCTAAACCAGTTCAAGCAGCTAAACCTAAACCAGTAGTTGCTCCAAAAGAAGCAATTGACCAAGTATTGCACAAAGGTTCATACGTAACATCAATTCAAATGAAAATCGGTGACCAAGGTTTGAAGAACATCAACGGATGTACGTGTGCATATCTTGCACAATTAGGCGGTTGGTTTCCAATTTCTATGGTTACGAAAGTTCGCAATTCAGATGGATACAACGATGATGTGCTACATACTACAAATGCAGTGGTATACATCACAAGGATTCGTGTTAATGAAGTCAATGTGAAAAAGAATCTCGCAAAGATTGGTGCAGTTTGGGTAAACTGTGGCCCATTGATTGAGATTCAATAAAAAATAAAATAAAAAAACAAAAAAATGTTTGACATAATATGGTTTATACTGTATTATCTTTCTTGCGTGAAGCAGTGAGGTACATTTTGGGGTACAAAACAACAAAGTGTTATCAAAACACGTAGATTATGATGCAAATAACATCAAATATCAATATAAACGAGGTAATTATATAATCCCCTCATCTGCTCCATTGAAATTTAAGCCTTTATTTAAAGGCTTTTTTATTTGCCTTGGGGTATATTGGGGTATAATTTGATATTAAAATATTGAATTATACCCCTTTTTTGCATATTATGGACATATAAGAGGGCACAAAAATGGCAGTGGAATTAGATAAGAAAACAGGAAAATATATGTTTGCCGGAAAAATATATAAGGATGGTAAATGTATAAAGAGATATCGTAAGCGTGGTTTTGATTCTAAATGGGAAGCACAAAAAGCTGAGGTTGAATTCAGGAAAGATTTCTTTATGCTTCCGTCAGATATGAATTTTGACAGACTGTATAAAGCTTTTAAAGAATATAATAAAAAGTATGTAAAAGAATCAACACTAAAATCAGATGAATATTTGTACAATGTTCTTTCTAAGGAAATGAAAAATATTGATTTTCTAGATAAAATGCAAATGCAAAACTTGATCAACAAATTTGATGAGAAATATTCAAAGGCATATGTATCAAGAATATATTTCTTTTTAAATAAGCTATATAAATTTGGTGTTACTTCTGAATACATTCCAACCAATCCAATGACATATGTAAAACGTGATCTTAGATTGAATGAAAGAAAAGAAGAAATGACAATATGGCAGCAATATGACTTTGATTTGTTTATCGAAGAAGTGGATGAACAAATGATGAAATGTTTTTATTCTGTTTTATTCTATATGGGATTACGAAAAGGTGAAGCTATGGCCCTACAATGGAAGGACATTGATTTTAGAAAACAAACGATAGACATCAACAAAACATATAGATACAAAGAGAAAGACCCTAATAAATGGCTTACACCGCCAAAAACAAACAATAGCTATAGAACTATCACAATGCCTAATACATTGTCTAAAATGCTTCGAGAATGGTTTCTAGAATGTTCTAAATGGGATGATTTCACAAAAGATAAATTTGTGTTTGGGTATTATAAACCAATATCACCTCAGACAGTACAAAGAAGATTTGATGAAGCTTATAACAAGGCGAAAGAAAAAGATGATGGATTACCTAAAATAAGAATTCATGATTTTAGACATTCACACGCATCATTTCTAATTAATAACATGGCAGGAGCTGGATTCTCAGATTTTGACATAGCCAAACGTTTAGGAGATACAGTTGAAACATTGCACAATACATATGCACACTGGTTTGATACAAAAGATAAGAGCATTGTAGATATGATGAATAATTTGTTGTAAAATTGACATCTATTATTAATCTGTGTTAAGCTACAGGTGCAAGGAAAAACATTAGTTTTGAGGAAGCAGTCTTGAAAACGACACTGCTTCCTTTTTTTTATTAGGAGAAAATATGATTAAAAAATCTGCTATTTCAATGATATCAAATCAGATGACTAATCAATAAAAGTTAAAATTTGCAATTGACAAGTAAACTATGACTTGATTAAGATTAATGTAGCTTAGCAAATGTGTTAAGCATCTTATTAACTAGGTCTTAGCTATAACACTCGTTATAAGAGATAATGTTGTGACAAAGACTTTTACAGATTAGGTTCTGTTAAGCCATGATTAAGTATTGTGCTCCAGTATGCATAGTGCTTATAGCTTCTGTAGGGTTGTATGTGTTTACCTCAACCTGGATAGGTCTATTGACTGAAAGAAAGCATTCTGATTATGTACGTGAGGATAGAAAGATGGCTATCGCGCATGAAAATGTCAAGAGTAGGGATGTAAATCCTGATGAGATGTGGGAACTATCGCCCCACCACGCACATAACAAATACAAAAAGAAAAACAGATAGTGTATGCTGCTCAACACCACTATCTGTTTTTCATTCTCTGCTAATCTTTTCTTGAGGAAATAGAAAAAAGCCTAAAATATTTATCATGTACACATGAATAATAACATCACATTTTAAAAAGAGTAATGAAAAATGCAAAATATTAATAAATATTTACAAAACAAAATCAGTATTAATAATATAACCAAAAGTACATTAAAAATTCCACCCCCCCCCGAAAAAAAATCAATACTGATAACGTGATATATAACCACTTGCACTTTTTAGTATTATATTTGTACAATTTAATACTAAACAGACATTGACATATAAAATTTAAGACTTATTATATTAGAATAAGGAAAACGTTTTTCTTTTTATTCATAGAAAATGAATGGAAAGGGATGATCTTATGGAAAGGGATTTATGGATAACGAAATTAATTATCCTAGCAGAAAAACTTAACGTGGATGATCTGCAAATTCTGTATAATCATGCACAAAGACTGCTGTTATCATCAAAAAATAAATAATAATAACACTAATACCTATAGGTATTTACGCGCAAATTTAAAGGCTATGAAGGCTAAACTAAGCAAGAAGAAATATAAGCTAGGGAATTTACCCTAGCTTATTCTTTTAATACCCGTTTTGTGTTACACCGTATTCCGCTTGTTCTTGTGTATAACCTTCATAAATTAATTGATTTATTAATCCCTGTCGAGAAAATGACGATACGTTTAAATATTCTTTTGCTGCTTTAGCGGCCTGTTCGTTCCAATTTGCGTTGCAGTTGTCAGCCGCATAAGTGGCTTCTTCTGTTGAATAACCTTCATATTCTAGTTGATGAATTAATCGTGTATAAGAGAATGCAGAAATATTTAAATATTCTCTTGCAGTTCTTAGCGCATTTTTTTCTCCTGTTGTTGGAGATGGAGTTGATGCATTTGAATTTGTACTTGGAGTAGTTGTAGTTGGTGAAGAAGATGAATTGTTTGAAGAAGAACTTGCATTTTCACTATTTTGTTCATCTTTCTCATCATTAATACTGATATTTCTAACTATTTCGTCAAATTCTGATTCATAATTGTATTTCAAATGCCCTTTTGGTTGAATCATCATTAGAATTATGAAAGATGTTCTTCTATTATTTGGTACAAAATAATAGAACAAATCTGCGGCATCGTTATTTTCCTCTCCATCTTTTGCAAGGTTCATATTGCCTGATAATTCAGAATAATAATAACTTTTTCCATTTTTAGTATGAAAATTTTTGACTCCATAGCTATCGTCGACATCTTCTATAAAACCGTCGTTGTCATTTTCTTGATAACTCATAAACTCTTTTACAGAATCTTCTGTCAAATTTCCACTTTCTAAGTTAATAATTAAAATAGGATATTGGCAATTTTCATCAGATGTTTTGAAAGATAATGCATCCGATTCTTCATTAGTGTTAGAAAAATATTTAGGTAAATAAATAGTAAAATCACCAAGCTCATAAGATTGAGCTTTTAAATCATCTGATTCTCTGTCGGTGATTTCTTCTACTTGGTTATCAGCTTTAACTCTTTCTTTGTAGCTTGTACATCCTGTACACATAGATAATGCAAGCACAGAAATCCCAATAGTTTTGAATAATTTCATTTTTTAACCCTCGCTTGTTTACGCTAAGTAAACGCTTTTCGCTTTATATGTTAATCATACAATAAATCTAACCAAAAAAGAACAACCTATTTGTTGTTCTTTTCTTTTTCTCTTCTTGCTATTTCTCTTTCAACAATTGAATTTAAATAATCGGCAACTTGTTGTCTGACTTCTTCAGGCGCTTCCAAATATCCTCGAACAAGTGGTCGCTCTTTTTCAGTTAAGCCATAATCTTCCATGATTTGATCTATCTTTGACTCAGGAATGGAAATAAAAATATCTTCTCCAACACCTTGAGTTAACCATGCATAGTCAACGTTATATACACTACAAATTAATTTTATAGTTTGTTCTGAAGGCTGGTTAATTCCTTTTTCTAATTTATTCACAGAACTTTTAGAAATACCGATTTTATTGCCGAATTTTTCCATGCTTAAGTTCAATTGTGATCTAACTTTATTTATTCTAAAACCGATATTATCATCCATTAAATTCACCTCTTTAAATGTATTATAGCAATGCAAAAATAAAAAGTAAACTTAAGACACAAAAAACTTTACAACGTGGCTATAAGCCACTATAATGTGTATGTAAGACACGAGGAAGGAGGGATGTGATGTCAGCTGATGAAAATGTCAAAGAAGCCTTGGAAAAGCTTGAGAAGATGGGTTATGACATCGAAGAGTATGACCAAGGGTATATCGCGTGTATTTTAGATCGAAGCAAAATTCAAGATTCAAAAGGAAAGGAGAACGAAGAAAAATGAAAGCATATGTGACTGTGAAAGATGTGGTGCTTGTTTTACCAGTAAAGGATACACAGGCTAGAAAGATTTTACGTAATCTACGCAGACAAAAAGACAAAAATGGTGAAATATTTGAAGGATCATATCGAGACACTATGCTTGGAAAGATTCTTGCAGTTCCCACTCCAATATTTGTTGAGTATTTTCCTGAGACTAAAAGTGCGCTTAATGACATTTGGAAAGCGCAAATAAAAAGCACTCTTGGCCAAGAGTGCTAGGGTAGTGAGCCCTTGTAAATTAATCACATGATTATTATATCACAGAAATTTAAAGGAGTAATGAAAATGGTAAAAAAAGAAGAAAAAGAAACTTGGGAGATTCCAAATTTCGATAAGTATGACATCTATAAGTTAGATGACAAGCTTGTAATTAATGAGAAACCAAAACAAAAGAATTATGTAGTTGCATGTACATTCGTTAATATTGCTTTACTTGCGTTGAATGTATGTGTGTTCTTGTCTACTAAAATCTTAGTTACAACACTTATCCAGGTAGTTAAGTAATATGACTAAGGATGAGTTACAAACAAAAATTAACGGGTTTATTGAAGAGGAAACGTCGGATGAAAAAAGCAAGAATACCATCCGAAAATACAAGCATGTTGCTACTTTGTTTGTTAACTCATTGCCTGATGGTGAAATACAAAAGAGCGATATAGTTGGTGTTAAAGATAAACTGCTGCACGATTATAAAATCAGTACAGTAAACAACTATATTGTGATCATTAATAAATTTATTAAATATGCAGAAATCATAGATTCGGATGATGATTTCAATTTCATGAAACTTAAAAAATATTATTCAAAGAACTTATTGAAGAACGTAAGAGTCCAGAAAGATGATTCTTTGGATGATATTCTAGAACCTAATGAATTCCAAAGGCTATTGAAAAAAGCCCGTGAAATCAATCGTATGGACTTATACGAGACCATGAAGGTGTTTGGATACACGGGCATTCGATTGAGTGAATTACAGTTCTTTACTGTAGAAGCAGTAACGGATGACAATGTGTATGTTATGAACAAAGGAAAAGGTAGAGGAATCATTCTACGTTCAGACTTGCGCAGAGAACTCCTTAAATACTGCAAGGACAACAGAATTGAAGAAGGGTGTATATTTACATCTTCTGATAAGAAAAACCCTGTAAACGCTCGTGTGTTGTCTAGAGACTTAAAGATGATTGCTGGTAAATGCAGAGGGATTAAGCTTGGCAAAGTTCATCCTCATGCATTCAGACATTTGTTTGCGATTCAGTATTTGATGCAGAATGGTGAAAATGCGATTGCAGAACTTGCGGACATTCTTGGTCATTCTAGTTTAGAAACCACAAGAATCTATGTTCGTACAACAAGAAAAATGAAAAAGCAGAATCTTGAATCATTGAGTTATGCGAAAAGGAAGTAGGTAACTGTACAAGACGGGAGAAACAAATGAAAGAAGCTACTAATGTTAATACAGGAGATGTTATTCAGGTTCAAAATGCATCATATGAGGTTCTACAGATAGTTCCTGATGCAGTTTATATGTTTGAAGAATATGGAATAACAGCTGCTCTCGTACAAAGAAAAAACGTTTCTTGCATGGGTGCAGCATATCGTTTTTATCAGGTGGATGGAAGGCTTTATGAGCTTGTGATTCTACCTAAAAGTAATACAAGAAATAGAAAGAAAATAGAGACAATGTCTCTATTTTGAGGATAGGAAAGGAAATGAAACACAGTTTTGATGCAGAAATTGCGAATGAATATGGAGTTGAAATAGCTATCATGTTCGATATGTTTTGTTTTTGGATCAGCAAGAACGAAGCAAATAATTACAATTTCCAGGACGGGAAATATTGGACGTTCAATACATATGAAGGGTTGCATAAAATGTTCCCTTATTGGAATGTTCAAAAGATAAAAAGAATCTTAAATAAAATGGTTGAACTGGACTTGTTAGTCAAGGGAAACTATAACGAAAATCCATGGAACCATACAACTTGGTATGCGTTTGGAGAAGTAGGACAAAAGTTAAAAAATGCTTTAAGTATCGATTGGTCAAAAGTGACTAATCGAACGGTCGAAAATGGCAATTGTAGAATAGTCAAAAATGACCAATGTACAATGGTCAAAAATGACCAATCTAAGACAGTTATATACACAGTTAGTAACACAGTTAATAAAAGAAATATAAAAGAAAGTTCCGACGACACTGATTTATCAGCATCAGAAACAATCCCTTATGGTGAAATTATTGACTACTTGAATTCTAAATGTTCAAAGTGTTACAAGCACAGTAATCGCATTGCTAGAGAGAAGATTCATGCAAGATGGAATGAGGGTTTCAGGTTAGAAGACTTTAAACTTGTGATTGATATCAAATCTCATGAATGGTTGAACGATACAGAGATGAACAAGTATCTAAGGCCAGACACATTGTTTGGATCTAAGTTTGAAATTTATCTGAACAGTGTAGCACCTAAACAAAAAACAAATGATTTTGTGATCACGAAAGGAATGAAGATGTAATGCAGGCAGTTAGTGAAATAATCCAAAAACAAAATGATATGAACAATGAGAAATATCTTAAAAGCAAACATTGCCAAAGTGATTGTGACAAATGCATGGCAGCCGGTGCATGTGGCATTTGGGAAAAGCCAGCGTATTACGACGGGAAATACTTGGTAGCTGCAACAAAGGTGTTCTGCTCAAAAAGAAATGATTGTGAAAAACTATCAAGCTATCGCAGTGAATGGATTGAGAAGAACAAAAAGAACAGTGGATTAAAAGATTTGTTGAACAAACGAATTAATGATTTTGTTGCATCTGATCCTTGGCAGGAAGCAATCAAGAAAATGGCAGTAAATTATATTGCCGATTGTAAAAACAATTTTGCAGAACATGTTCCTTGTAATTGGTTGATGTTTTTAGGACAGAGTGGATGTGGGAAAACACATCTATGTTCAGGAATCAGTAATTGGTTGCTAGAACAAAATAAACGTGTTCTGTACGTCAGATACATTGAGTTGAGTAATTCTATTAGCAATTTTGATTATTCGCTTCTAGAACGTGCTAAACACGCTCAAATCTTGTATCTAGATGATTTGTTCAAATCTAGTGCCAATCGGTTGGATGATAAAGCGATATTTGATTTGATTGATTATCGCTATAACAACAACATGCAGACGATCATATCCTGCGAAAGAACAAGTCAGGAAATGATTGATATCAATGAAGCAGTTGTTGGAAGAATTGTTGAGAAGTGCAATGGTTTCTTCTTTGAAATCGAGAAAGAGCCTGGAAAGAATTACAGGTTGAACTGATGGCAAAGAAAAAACATAAAGTTCTTAGAAGAGTAAGAACGAAGGGTGTTGTTTATTTGATGCAAAATCCGGATGATCCATTAGATATCAAGGGTGAGGTAACGGATTTAGAAGTTATGGCAACCCTAAAAATTAAACAATCTAGATTTGATTACTATGTATCAGTGCTCGCTCCTTTTTACAGAGATTGTATCTTGATTGAAAAAGAAACATCGGACAAGAGATATCTAACTAATGAGCCGGTTTTGATTCTTACCACAGAAAGTGGAAGAAAATATTATGCGTTTCCAGATTGTACAGTGAGGTACACCAAAAAAAGAGGTGGCATGAGAACACTGTCGAATTATAAGCATAAAACAAAGTGGATGGTAAAGATAAACAAAAAAGAAGTAAATGCAGCAAGGATTTATGCGAAAGCATTCATAAAGAGGGATTTAAATTCAGATGATTATGTTCTTGTTTATGGAAAGGAACTTAAGCTAGATGCGATTGAGGTTGTTGACAGAAGCAAATGTGCAAGTATTACAGGTTCTTTAGCTAGTTCAAGGTATGAAAGAAAAAATGTTGGACTATATAAACATGGTGTATTGGTTAGATCTTGGCCATCATGCAGAAAGGCTGCTAAAGATCTATTTTGCAGTTATCAAACTGTTTTAGATACATGTCATGGAAAAGTAAAAAAGCCAATGTTTGATGTTCGGTTTTTGTAGGGTGAATATGGCACGAAAAATATACGGAATATACAAGGATGATCTTCCTGCTTGTATTGGAACAGAAGATGAATGTGCAGCATTTCTAGAAACAACAATCAATGGATTTAGAGCAATGTTTTCCAAACAGAAAAAAGGAATACACAAGCGTTCAAGAGAAGGATTTATAGTCGTAAAAATATGCGAAGAATTGGAATTGGAGGAGATAGAATGATTGAACTGAAAGTTATTGAAAAATTTATGGAAGATAATGGTTTAGAACCATATGATGCATTTTATGCGGATGGTGAGCTAAAAAAATACAATCCATGTTACTTTACTGAAGATTTAAAATTACGATCAATGTATCTTGATTTTAAAGGTGTTGATAGTCAACTTTGCACAATTTGGTTACATAGACTGTTAACCGGGCAAGATCGTGTAAAGCATAAAAGAACAAAAGATAACAATTTGGAAACTGTTGTCAAAAAAAAGAGAAATCTTATTTGTAAGGTATCTGTAAAAGGATATGTTATGTCGGATGAAGAATTAGATTTTTTAAAAAAAGCATGTTATTTAGCGAGCTTTGCTACGTCTGAAGAAGACGAAAAAAACATTTATAGAAATTTGCAAGAATATTTAGTGACAGGTGAAAGATCATAATGGATTACATGATGTTAAAACCCTATACAAATGAATGCATGGGGTTTGTAAGTGATAAACAGGTTAGAAAAGAATTAAACCTAACAGGTTTACAGTTTAAAAGATTCGTGCAATTCTCAAAGCTTTATAAAGGGTGCTTATTAATTGAAGATGAATCAGAGGAAAAATCAAACAGGATTCAAGAAATGAGTCAATTAGTATGTGAAGGGAAATATGGTCGTAAATATTACGTAACTACATTTGGCAACGCTTATACACTTAAAGACGGAAAAATAGCGCCTTTAAAATTAGTTAAGAAAAGCTTAAACACGTATCAAGTAAAGATAAATGGAAGCTATAAATCATTATCAAGATTAATGTATCAAGCATTTATAGGTGAATTAAAAGATGATGAAATTACATATTTTGAAGGTGGAATAACGATTAAGAATATCAGAAAAATCACTAAATCAGAGCGTTCAAAGAAATATGCAAATTTCAAAAAGGTACAAGTTGGAGATAAAATTTACAACAATGTACACGAATGCGCAAATGATATTGGATATAGCTATTGGACGATACAAGAAAAGCTATATGGAAGAATACAGAATGATATAGGTGTTAGATACGTGGAGGTATAAGAAATGAAGGGTAATCATAAATGTGATGAATGTTTATATGAGTATTTATCAGAATGTGAACATCCTTGTAATGTATGCAGATGGAAAGTTAAAGAGAGAGGTTTAGCTTTTTTCGGAAAGTTGAGTTATTTCGAACCGAAAGAAAAAGAACATTCATCAAATTGTACAATATCATGCAAAGAAGGTAATAAAGATTTTGCTAATGAAGATTATGGGTTTAAAGAAATATCAAAAGATGAAGTTGACATGGTAAATCATCCACAACATTACAGTGCTCATGGCATAGAGCCAATTGATTATATTGAATCACACGATCTTAACTTTAATTTAGGCAATGTAATCAAATATGTATCACGTGCACCTTATAAAGGTACAGAGTTACAAGATTTGAAAAAAGCAAAATGGTATTTAGAAAGGGAGATAAATAAACATGACAAGTAAAGATATTAAATTAATCAAAGAAATGCTTCAAATGCAAGAAAAGCTAGATGAAGCAATCATGAAAGAATACGAATTAACTGAAATTACAAGAGAACAGTTAGAAATGGCAATTCTAGATGAAGTAGGGGAGCTTACTCACGAATTAAAAGGTGAGTGGTGTTGGTGGAAGAAAACACAAGCACCAGTTGATGATAATAAGGTGTTAGGTGAATTGGTTGATATTTGGCATTTCGTGTTGAGCTATACATACAATTACAGTGATGTGAGATTTACTCATATAGATTGGATTGTTGGAAAAGGAATTAATACGTGCAAACAAGAAGGTTTAGCATGTTCGCTAGCGAATATTATTAATGCGCAATACATGGATAAATTATTTTATTTAATTGCAGTTAGTTTATGTTTAGGATTCAGTATTGAAGATGTATACAAAGCTTATTGTGAAAAGAATAAAGTGAATTATCAAAGATTGAAAGAAGGATATTAAGATGTGGGTTAGAAGTCAGAATGGAATGTCTTTAGTGGATTGCAACTCTTTCGAAGTTGAAAAATTCTTTGAACAATATGAAGTGGTTACATTAAATAATAGAAGTCGCATTACTGTTGAATTGGGTACATATTCCAGTGAAAAAAAAGCTTTAAAAGTTTTGGGTGAAATTCAAAGAATAATTGAATATCCTGGTTCAAGCTTAATCTCACCAACTGCATTACAGAATTATTATCGGTTAAGTCCAACAGGTCAAATTTACCAAATGCCACAAGATGAGGATGTTGAAGTATGACAGAAAAAGATTTAGAAAAAATAGCAAAAGAACAAAGAGCAAACATGAGGAAATTGACAGTAAAGATGAACAAAGAAGTATTTGATGATATAGAAAAATTCGATAATTGCTTGGACTACATCGAAGAGTTTCTTAAAAAGTATTTATGTAAAAACGGATGTAGTAAATGTCCAATAAATCATCCAACTAAACAGTTTCCACATAATAACTGTAAATTTTATGAATTTGTAGATGAAGTTTCCTATTTAGAAGATCATATAGAAAAGTATTTAGGTTCAAAAGAAAGTGAGAAAGAAAATGAATGAAGTGGAATATGCAGTTATTGTAACAAACCTTACAGGTGGGGCCACAAAGTTTTGGATTAAAACAGATAGATCGTTTGATGAAAAATCGAATGATTTATTTATGTACAAATTTATATTTTCGAATAAAAATGATGTGAATTGGAAAAGGTATATTTTTGCTATATATAGATTCAACACTTTAAGTGAGTATGAAAAAGAATGCATTATTGAACATATCAAGAGTAATCGTGATATAGATGGATTTGAATTGGAAAAAGTTGTGTTGAAAGGATAAAAATATTATGGAATTAAGAGAAAGTGGAGGAAATAAAAATGCCTAATTGGTGTGCTGGTACCTTAAGAGTGAGGGGTACAAAAGAGAATTTAACAAAATTTGTTTTAGAAGGATTACAACCGGTTGATTATATCGGCGAAGGTTTAGAAGCGTTGAAGATGAATGATTATAGTGAAGTTAAATGTAGCAGATGCTGGATTAAAGGAACTCGCAGAGGATTTATTCTTGGCTTAGATGTATTTATTGATGATTGGAACGATGAGGGAAAAATCGCAATTGGACTTGATGCAGAATTCGCATGGGGTATCAGTGCAGAAGAATTATTAAACTCTTGCAAACAATACAACGTAGATATGAGGATCCATGCATTTGAACGTGGAATACAGTTCAATCAAATCATTGAAATTGTTGATGGAAAAATCACCAAAGATGTAGAAGTTAAGTTTGATGATTATGATTGGGATTGTATTTGCCCGAATATAGGAGGATGATTTTTAATGACAATCAAAGAATATGATGAAATAAATAGAAAATATGATTATAAAGGTGATTTAAATGAGCTTCAAATCTTGACAACTTCAAAAGAAGAATATGAGCAATTAGTTAAGAAGCTATGGTATTTCAAATATTTATAAAAGGAGAAAGAAAATGAACGATATTAAAATACCTTCAATTGAATTTGTTCGATTAAAAAAAGGAATGACAGACAAAAAGTTAAATCATTACATGGGAAATGCGGATGATTATAGCTTCCTGGTCTATCTTCGATACAAATATGACTTTGAAAAAGAATGGACATATGCAACTGAATGTGCATCATGGTGGAGTGATGGTAATACTGTGAATTGGTTAGATGATTGGTATGAAGGTCAACAAAATGTTGAGTATTTGGCAATTACCAAGATAGGAAAAAACAGAAAATTAGTTAATAAAGCAGATTCATTTGAATGGATTCCGTTTACTTTTGATGAAGAAGGTGTACTTAATTGTGAATTACCTGATATTGGTGAACGTATACTCGTATCTGATACAGAAGCTATGTATGATGATGAAAGTATTTGGATTGATTCATGGGATTCGCCGGATTGCGGTATTTATGAACTTGAAAGCGGTGAAGATTTAAAAGGATTAGCTTGGATGCCACTGCCTAATCCATATAAGGGAAATCAACATGAAACTAACTGCTAAAGGAATGTTCATAAAGTTAGGCTATAAAAGAGAAGAAATGTTAGACGAACGATTTATTTCGTACAAGAAACCATACAAATCTAGTGTATACTGCATTACTTTTGATTTAATAAATAAAACTTTTGAAGCTAATTATTATGATCCAAAAGGAGAACATTATACTCAGATTTTAGGCATTAAAGAATGGTTAGCGGTTTACAAGCAAGAGGAAGAATTGAGGTGGATATGATGAAAGCTAAAGAGATGTTTGAAAAATTAGGGTATGAATTTGAAGAAGAATATACCAGTGATGGAATAAATGATACTTACAGATACAATAAATGTTTCAGGGTCGATTCAATTATATTTGATTTGAATGGTAAAAATATCATAGTCAGTAAAATCTTTCATACTATTAGTTTAAATGAGTTGCAGGCAATTATTCAACAATGCATAGAACTCGGATGGTTAGAAGAAGAAAAGCAGGTAGCGAAAAAAGAAACGAATTTTGAACATTATTTTGCGGATTTATTAAAAGTAGGTAATCGTTTTACTTTTGTAAATGGAAAAATCGAAAACTGTAAGAATGTGCTGTGTAGCAAATGTATGTTTGACGATAAATATTGTGCTGCAAAAAGATTTAAATGGTTGGCAAGTCCTTACAAAAAGATAACATACAAATTAACTCGATTTGAATATGACATAATTCAAACATATAGTAATTGCCATGAAAGTTGTAAACTTTCGGAGTTTAAGCAATTAATTGAGTTAAAAGATAAAGGATATTTTGAATGTGTTGATTATGATACAAAGATTCATGAAATCTTAGACAATTGTGAGGTAATCAAATAATGCAGAAAGCTATGCTATTGTATTTAAATGATAAATACGAAAAGTTATTAACTAATCGCAAAACAGGCAAATACAAAAGTGATTACATCGGTAAGATTGGAAAAGTTATTCACAAACAAAATATATGTGGAATTGTTAGTATGAATGAATATTTATATGACATTGAGTTTGATGATGGTGCTAGATTTTGTGTTGATGAAGAGCAGATTGAATTTGTTGAGGTAGATCAATGATGATTTATTTTATTGCAGGATTCTTTTTCGGTAGCATTGCATCGATGATGCTATATTCGATTGTTGTATCTGAAAGAATCAATAATTTAGAGTACCAGAATGAAAGATTGATGTTTGAATTAGAAAATAAGAAAAAAGAGCTAGTAGCATACAGATGTATGTATGTTAGTTCTTACGATGGATTTGAGGAGACAAAATAAATGAGTGGTGGAAGTTATTGTTATATGTTTAACCGAATTGAAGAAGAATATGTAGGTAGAATGTTTGATTCGCAATTAAATAGCATGATGAAAGATTTAGTTGAAGTACTACACGATTTAGAATGGTGGCAATCATGTGATTGTGATGAAAAACGTTATCGTGAAAAAGTTACTAAGTTCAAAAAGAAATGGTTTAAACAAACTAAAATTGATGTACAAAACCAAATTGAATCAGAATTTGAAAGAACAAAGAATGAATTGCTAAAAGAGTTTGATTACTTAAAGGATGATGAATAATGAGCATGACTGAATATGATATTCATGATGAATTAATTAAGAGTGGATGCATTCAATTGAAAGCTCATATTTACAGACATCCATACTCAAAGTATTTCTTTGAATCAATTGATAGTATGAATAAAATCATTGATTACATTGTTAAATTGGAACGCGAGAATCTAGGATTGAAAGAATACAAGAAGCATCAAGAAAGAGCTAACGAAAGAAGATATCGTAGTGGTTAGGAGTCCTGGCATAGATGTTCTGTTGTTGAAAAAAATAAATAGATTGGAGAAAGTGGAATGATTAATATGAAAGGATATCAACCAAAAAAATTTGATAGAAACAAAATAAAAGTGCCTGAATATTTGAAAAAAAAGAAAGAGCCTGAATATGAATACAAGGTAGCGTGGGCTAATGAACGTAATAAAGCGTATATCGAATATTTATTGAATAATGGATGGAGCATTTTTAATGCCCAAATTCCTTTGATTTATTTTAGAAAGGAAAAACAAGAATGAAATTTATACCAAGAGATGAATTAGTTTTTATTGTAGATCACTTAGACGAAGAAGATGTTTGCAAGGAAACCATAGGAAAGGTATTTAATGTCTATGGAGATGATTGGTTTGTAGAAGGATGCACATGGATTAAATGTAGAGAAAATGAAGAAAGAAAAAAAGAATTAGAAAGGTTAGGGTATAAAGGTGTTAAAGAAATACAGAATTAAATATATCAAAGATAATAATATTTGTGTGATGGAAGTTATGGAGGAATCAAAAAGCATGGCAATGTATAAGTTTTATATGAAATTTCCATCATGCAGCATTGAGGAAATTGAAGAAATAGCATAGGAGTGAAGATGAGTAAAACGGATTATGAAGAATATGTAGATGTTCAGGTGGATGCATTAATTAAAAAGCTTGAAATGTTTAAGATCTATGAAAGAAAGTTTAAATCGTTGGATGGAATTTTAAAAGATTTGGAGGTTCGAAAAAAAGAATTTTCAGATCCAAAGTCACCATCATTTGAACAAAGACTGGATTCAAAGAAAAACAAGGATATTACAAATGATGTTCTTGTAAAGTTTATTTCAAAAGAAAAAACTCTTGAAGATGACAAGAATCTTATCTTTGGAAAGATGAGAGAAATTGAAACAATTATTGATCTTATTCCAGATGATGATGTTCGTTTATATATGAAACGTCATTATGTAGATGGAGAGCCGTTTGAAAAGCTTTCAGAAGAGAAATTCTGCAGTAGAATGAAAATGTATTATGTAATGAAGAAAGAGCTTAAAAAAATCATTATAGGTGATTTAAGCAAATGATTGAATGGATTAAAGAAAATCTCGTTGAGATATTAATATTCGGCCCGCTTATTGTTTTAACTGTAGTGTTGATTGTAATTATTGGCTTTAGTGGTTCAGGAAACACATCCACTCATTGCAGCACTACATTTATACCTATCTATAATGGGAGAAGCACTACTTTAATTCCAATAACCAGGTGTTATTAATTATATGGAGATTTGAATAAATAAGGGAGGACGAACAATGCAGAAAGTAATAAGATCATACATTTTTGATGGGAAAAGTTTTGAAGAATTACAAGAAGCATTAGATGAAGGCTATGTTGTTGTTATGGCAACTAAGGTTGGAAAATGTGATGATGCTATTGAATATATTCTTGAAAATAAAAATAAAGAAGTCTCGATTGATGTTATTGTTAAAGGATTAAGAGAATTTGCAAAAAGTCTTTATGGAAACGATGAACAAACAGAGTGGGTTAAGACAGGAATTTTACAAGCGGCAAAGCTCATTGAATTAGGTCAAATAAGATGAGATTAATTGCATAAATATGTGGTTGATTTTTTTACAAAGTTTTTATTTTATAAAAGTGTTACAAAGTAGCCTATTTACTAGGCTTTTAAAAGGTTTGTAGTTAGTCTGATAATATATAGTTATCGGACATAGAAAGAAGGAAATAAAATGAATAAATTATACAAATTATTAATGGTTGGAATGATTGGCATTTCTTTATTTGGATGTGCTTCTGTGGATCGTTGGGGTACTGATGTAAAATCAGATTTGAATGGTGGATTGGATAGAAAAATCAATGTGTATACAGCAGATGGAAAAGTTTTGGCAAGTTATGAGGGAAGAATTGATATTGAAACAAATGATGGTGGATATGTAAAATTTGATTATGATGGAAAAAGATATATTTATTATAATTGTTATGTAGAAACGATTGCAGATAAATAGGAGTGATATTGTGGAAGATTTCATAAAAGATGTTTTACTAGCGTTTGTTGCAGCTGGTGGATGTGGATATTTAAATTATTACGTTTTAACATGCACAAATGTGATTGAAGAACAAGACCGAGCAGATAAAGAAAGATTGTATTTGATGATCTTATCCTTGTTTAATATTCTTGTTTGCTTCTTCTTTAGTGATTATTTGAAATGGAATATTTATAAAAGTGTTTTGATTACATTTTTATTAACATTAATAAGTTCGTTTACTGTACATGCTTATGTTATTAAGTTTTTTAGAACATTAGTTAATTTGATTAGAAAAGGCAAAGGATTGTCTGAAATGACTTTTGGAACTATTCAGGAAGATGTTTTTGAAAGTGATAACATGACAATTGGCTATTTCTATACTAGAGAAGGAAGTTTTATTGCGTGTGGATATATTGAAATGCATTCAGAAAGAACTGGTGAATTTACTATAGCACCAAGAAAAAGTGTATCTGAGAAAAGTTTTTCAGAAGCTTGTGCATTGCCAGGAGCAAAAGTTTTTATTAATGATGAAATGAAAATAGTCACTATCGAACAACGATAGTGACTATGGAGGTTATTTTCCGCCTTCTGATGGTATTTCTTTCTTGACTGTGCCTTTAGTTCTAGATTGAACACCATCATTACTTTTTTCATTTTCTGTCATTTTGTTATCCTCCACGATAATTATACAGAAATAAGTTTATTAGAAAAGTTTTAGGAGTAAAGAAAATGAAATACAAATTACCAAAGTTTTTAACAGAAGCGAAAAAGTTTTTTCTGATTCATAGTACAGATGGTTTATTTGTACAATGGGAAAATCATATTGTATCTGTTTATAAGTCAGGCGAAACTTTTATCAAGTATGAAGATGAACAAGGATTAAGAATTCATAAGAAATATATTTGTGAATCGCAATTCAAAAGTTTATATAGAAAGTTTTTAGATGATGAAATTGAGTGCTTCAATTATGAAGATATAAAGAATGGATGTAATAAGTTTTATCTAAAATCAGAAGAAGAATATAAAAAGTTTTTAAGTATATTGAGTTACATGTAAAAGTTTTTAGGAGTGATGAAATGGACGAAAATAAGTTTTCTTATAAAGAAGTTTTTGTGAAGTATGATGATGTACAGATTGGTGTTATTTGTTCTAAGATGGTTGAAAAAGTTTTTGAATACAATTCGCATGATGATGAAGATGTGTCTGTGAATTATGTTTATTATGTGAAGAAAGAAAAGTTTTATCAGTTGCTGGAAAAGTTTTTTGACGGTTCGATTCTATGCAAACACGAAAAAGAATCTCAAAAGTTTTTTCCAACGTCTCAAGAACAACTTGAAAAAGTTTTTATGATCCTGGATAAGTAAGGGGTGTTTGAATGTTTGAAGACAAGTTTTTAGATAGACGTATTTATATAAGCTATAAACATACAGAAATAGTTGTTGTATGTTCAGATTATGAAGAAATTATATCTTTAGGAACAGATATTTCTAAAGTATTATGGTATTTCATGGTCAATAAAGAAAAGTTTGATGGTTTGGTTGCAAAGTTATTGAATAAAGATATTGGAAATAATCATAAAAAGGATTCAAAATATTTTTATATTAATTCAAGATCAAACTTAATGAAAGTGTTTAGTATTCTAGATCCTAGACAAATGAGGAACTTCTTAAATTGAAAAAGTGAAAAACACGGTTTATAATATAGATGGTTAATTAATTAGGGCTTTAATTGCTTTCAGTAAGCTTTTAAGGCCTTTTTTATATTCAAACAAAAGAAACAAGAAAAACTTTTTGCAGCTGATCCAACTAAAAGAAGACATAAAAAAAGGACTTTTCGCAAGTCCTTTTAAAATGGAAATTCAAAATCATCAATCATATTATTGATTTTTTGTTGTTCTGGTGCTGTAGTTGCTGCTTTCTTCTTTTTTGGTGCAGCTTTTTCTACGATCATTTTTTCGATTTTACCATTATTATACACATAGCTTTCTATAAGCTTGTTTCTATTAAAAACATCTATAGTTTTAAAGCTAGTGTTATAAGTTGCTAACAAGCTTTTTGATCCAGGCTTACAGATTTTAAAAAGATTCTTGTTTAAAATATCAACATAGCATTTATAAACTTTTAAATAATAACAGATATCCTTTATTTCTTGGATATCAGGCGCGCAAAGTTCTTTTTTTGCTTCAGTATTGAAAAACAACTGAATGTCATAATTGAAAATATTGTCTAATTCATGCGCAACAAATAACCTTAATTCATTTGTTTGAGCTGCTGCATACATACATTTATCATGATTGAATTTAAAACCATGATCTTTTAAAATTTTTTCAGTTGAAGCGCTGGGAG